CCTAATCCGTTTGGAAGAACTTCGGATGATATAGGGTTTGAAACCGCAGATTTAACACTGAATACGAAAGATACTGTCCGTAGCAACATTGGCGGAACTTTCATTATCAACGAAATTTCAATCATAACAAGACAAGGATTAAAAATTTCATTGCTTGAAGCATTTGAAAGTTTAGACATTGATGAGAATGTGTTTTCATCATCGGTAATTGGCACAGTCATACTAACTGACGTTGGTGGCGGTGTTGAAAAGTTTCAGCTACAAGGCGGCGAACGACTTGTCATCAAACTATCTAAGCCGATCACAAATGAGATATTGCTCTGGCGTGAAGATTTCATCGTCAATAAGATTGGCGCACACACAACCAATATGGAAACTGTTGGTGCAAGATATGCACTGTATTTTTCATCTAGAAGTTTTGTAAACTCGATGAAGAAGAATCTGTTTAAGAGTTATAAGAACACATCACTTGCAGATGCAGTCAAATCTATGTTTGGTGAAATGTCAAAAAATGATTTGATGATTGAAGATCCAAAAATAACTTTGACAACACCATTCATATCAACAGGACTAATGCCGCACAAAGCAATTGAAGCAATGGCACAAAGAGCATGTTCTAAGTCTAAATTTTATTTATTCTTTGAGAGATTTTTTCCAATTGTCGGTACGTATGCAGATGGCAAAGCATTTGCGTCAACACACTTTTTCGGAAGCTACGACAAACTAGTTGAAGATTCAACTAGCTACGGTGTACACAACATATTCTTTGATCCGAATCAAGATGCTAAAATCGAACCGAATTACATTCGTGCGGCTAGATTGACAAAGAAAGATAACTTCAATCATTTGGAGTTAATGCTGTTCGGGCATTACAATACAACGATAACTTCTCTCGATCCAATCAAAAGAAATCACACAGTAAACAGTGTCGGATATTCAAAAGAAAGCAATTCAACTAAAGATTTTTATCCGAATAAATTACTAGACAAGAATAACATTTTCAGCACATACAATAACAATGAGAATGAGATTCAAGGAAGAAAATTAATCTTTTCATCCCCATATTTGAATGATACGATTCAACGCAGTAATTGGCTAGAGACTAACATTTTTGGTAGTTTATCTAAAAACATGTTTAAGATAGAGATTGACATTCAAGGCGCAACAAACAATATTGGCGCAGGGCATGTTGTGAATTTTATAACACCGAGTGGATTAGAAAAGAAATTGATTCCTGGCAAATCAAACATCATAGCAGATGAGTATCACTCTGGCAGATATTTCGTATTTGGCGTTAAGCACAGTATCACACTGTCAACTTATATTAAAAAACTAGAGTTGTCTAGAGGTTCATTGCCTATGGATTTTAATAAAAATAATTTGACAGAAAAAGATTTGTCAGAGTTACAATACCTATAAGAGAGTTACTTCAAATGACTTTAAAACTTAAATTTTCAGAGTACGTAGACTTAAAAGACTACAAAGCGACTCAGCTTATAGAGAAGCAAATACTCTATAACAATGGCGCAAAGTATGGACAGATTGTGTTCCTTGCTGGTGGTGCTGGTTCGGGCAAAGGATTTGCCGTTCAGCATTTTATGCAAGGGTCTGAATTTAAAATACGTGACGTTGACGAATTGAAAATTGCATTTCAAAAGTTAGATGCGCTTGGTAAATTTACGACTCAAGACTTGCTTGATAAGTACGGCGACAAAATTTCTGAGAAAGATAAAGACCTTATTCAAAGAGAATTGACTGACAAGAATTTAAAGATGGGTCAATTGAATTTGAAAACTCCAACGCATGTTTACATTCTACACGTTCTCATCCGTGCGACTGACGTGAAAAACAAGACGTTAGACTTGATGCTTGCTGGCGCTGAAAAAGGGCAATTGCCAAATCTTATTTTTGACAGCACATTCAAAGAAGTTGAAGACATGACAGATGTTCTACCAAAACTGTTTGCCGCTGGATATGAGCCAAAGAACATTCACGTATCGTGGGTTCTGACTAATTATCAGATTGCAATCAAGAATAACAAATCAAGGGCAAGAGTTGTGCCAGAAGATATTTTGCTTGCGACTCACGCAGGTGCGGCACAGACTGTATATAACTTAGTAACAAAAGCTATGCCGCCAACTGTTCAAGGTGGGATTTATGTCATTCTAAATAATCCAGAGAATACAATTTTCATTGTTGATCCGCAAACAGGTAAAGCATACAAAGATAAAAAAGGCAATCCTGTTATCAAAGACTTCAAGTATTTGGTACTTAAGGAACCAGGAAAACCTGCTAAGAAAGAACTTGATGTGAAAAAACAATTACTCACTTGGATTAAAGACAATGTTCCTCCAGGCGCAGTAGACACATCAGAGTTAGACAAGCTATGAAAAAATTTAAAGAATTTATACAAGGCACCACACTTTCAACTGAAGAGTGGGAAGAAGAAGTTTACGGTCCAGAATTAATTGAGACACTTAAACAAGTAGACGGCAAGTGGGCGTTAGTTTCTAAAAAGACTGGCAAGCCGTTGCGCTATTACAAAGGCGAAGGTAAGCCATCAGACAAATGGGTTGCAGACCAAGAGAGACAAATTCAATATTTTAAGCATGTAGGATAATTGATGAAAAATTTTATTGGGCAAGATGGATTTGTTTGGTGGATTGGAATTGTTGAAGATATCAACGATCCATTGACGCTAGGCAGATGCAAAGTGAGATGCTTTGGATATCATCCAGCAAAGTCAACCAATCTAGTTCCGACTGAAGACTTGCCTTGGTCGCTAACTATTCACCCCCTAAATACTCCAAACCTATACGGAACACCGAAAGCTGGAGATTGGGTTTTTGGTTTCTTTTTAGATTCTATGTCTGCACAAGAGCCTGCGATTCTTGGATACTTACCTGCGATACCAGAAGCTGCCGCAGAGTATTTCGGTACTGCACCAAGCATGACTAGAAATTTTGCAACTGTTACTGAAAAGAATTCGGTTGTGTGGAATACAAATGATGATAAGATTACACTTTCAACGAACACTAATTTTAGACTTCATGGAAATACAGAGTTAAGATTTTCTGATGGGTTGAACAATACTACCCTGAATGAATTGATATTAAGAATAAAGGCACTAGAAGATAAGAACATATTGCAAGACGCTGAAATTGCTGTTGCAAAGACTCTTCCGGTACCTGCGGCTTAATAAGGTTAATATCATAGGCTACACAGTAGTGTAACACTATGTCAAGTAAATGTCAACATCTATAAGGAAATAATTATGACAAATCACGAAAACTTAGTAAATTTATTTGAATCATATCTTGCAGAGAATGCAAAGTTTGATGAAAAGGGAAACAAAGCCGCTGGCACTAGAGCAAGAAAGGCATTAGCAGAGTTTACCAAAGCCGCAAAAGAACGAAGAAAAGAAATTCAAGAGTCTAAAACGGCAGAACAAACAACATAAATAAAAGAAAAAAATGGCAGAAATCGCATTCTTCAAAGACTTATCTTTAGACTTCACTCCCCATCCGGTGAGTGGAGATATTCGTCCTATCATAAATGAAACGGCAATTAAAAGGTCGGTGATGAATTTAATCAGAACGAAGAAAGGCACACGCCCGTTCAACCCTGAGTATGGATGCGATATCAGCAATTATTTGTTTAGCTACGAACCTGGATTTACCGAGTACAACTTACAAAAAGAAATAACTGACGCAATCAATAAGTACGAACCTAGAGTTTCTGTTAATGAAGTTGATATTAAATTTGAAGAAAATGGAATTGTATTGAACATACAGTATATTATAAAAAACATCAATAGAGCCGGTTCTATATCAACATCGTTAACGAGGGCGGCATAAAATGGCCATAGACAATAATTTAAGAGTAGACGAACTTAATTTTCAAGGTATCAAAGATAACTTCAAAAGATACTTGCAGGCACAGGATCAATTCAGAGATTACAACTTTGATGGTTCTGGCATGTCCGTTCTTTTGGATATGTTAGCTTATAACACATACTACAATTCGTTCTATCTAAACATGGTAGCATCTGAGGCATTTCTGGCAACAGCACAAAAAAGAAATTCGGTTGTAAACTTAGCCAATTCTTTGAATTATCTTCCAAGATCAACATCGTCAGCATCTATCACAGGAACAATAACACTCACGGTTGCGAATGCTCCATCTATTGTTACTATTCCAGAATACACAGAATTTAATGGCACGATTGATGGAGTTTCATATAAATTCCTAAACGTCAATTCGAAAACTATATCCTCGAACGCTGGCGTATTTTCTGATACTATCACACTCAAAGAAGGCACACTCATCACAACACGATATACTGTTGTGTCTAGTGATGCGGATCAAAGATTTTTAATTCCAAATTCAAGAGTTGACACCACAACATTAAATGTAACAGTCTTAAACTCTGCTGTGGATAGTACAACAAGAACATTCACACCATCAGAAAATCTAGTTGAACTTGATTCGTCATCTTTGGTGTACTTTTTACAAGAATCTGAAGATGGACTGTATGAGTTAAAATTTGGCGATGGTACTTTTGGTACAGCGTTGAGTAACGGAAACATTCTAGTCATTCGATATCTAGTGTCTAATGGCGCACTCGCAAATGACATTAACGCACTGACATATTCAGACACAATCACAAACGTTACGGCCGCAACTTTTACCGCAACCAGTCCAGCAACTGGTGGCTCGGCTAGAGAGACTGTTGCACAAATTAAATTTAATGCGCCAAAATCTTATGAAGCACAAAATCGTGCAGTGACAGCCGAAGATTATAGAGCATTGTTATTGGCACAACCAACAGTAGACTCTGTTGTTGTGTGGGGTGGTGAAGACAATGATCCACCTACATATGGAAAAGTTTTTGTTGCAATTAAACCAACTACGGGTTCGGTTCTGACTGCGACAGAAAAACAAAACTTAATTAGTTCAGTAATTAACCCTAAGAAAATTTTGACAGTACAAACTGAGATTGTTGATCCAGAATTTCTGTATGTCACGATATCAAGTGTGGTAAACTATGATGCAAAGAAAACGTCACTCTCAGAGGATACTATTTCTAATTTAGTTTTAGACGTTATAAAAAATTACAATGATGCAGAAATCAATACGTTTGGTACATATTTTAGATATTCTAAACTGTCAAGATTGATTGACGTTGCGGAACGTTCTATTCTAAGTAACGTATTGACTGCACAAATGAGAAAAGAAGTTGCGGTTCAATTGGGTGTTTCAACACGATATGAAATTAATTTTTCTAATGCAATCGACAATGCTACAAACAATAGACCATCGACACATCCTTATGGCGTGGGCAATAAAATAACATCAAACTCATTTACAATTGGTGGGTTTTCAGACTGCTTTTTAGAAGACAACAACGGCATAATTCGTATTTACAGAACATTAGGCGTAGAAAACATTGCCGTATCTATTAACGCAGGAACCATTAACTATACGACAGGTAAAGTTATACTAACAAACTTTGCGCCAACTGCATTCAATGATGGCGGCACAACATTAAAGTTAACTGCATTTCCACAAAACAAAGACATTCTTCCTCTGAGAGGTCAAATCATTTCAATTCGTGACGAAGATATTTCAGTCAGTGTAATTGATGACAATTCGATCAGCTTAGTATACAGATAAAAAATAAATGTCAGATTCTAAATTCAAGCCATCATTTGGCATAGACACAATACTTTCGGGCGACATGGCCGCTGAGTCCGATAAGTTTTTGTTGTTTATGAAAGCATACTATGAATGGATGCAAACTACCAAAGTAGAGATAACAAGTACAACTGGAACATTCGTTCGAGGTGAAACTATTATTTCTGCCTCTGGCGCAACTGCAATCGTCAAAGAAGTTGTTGCTGGTGAATTGATTGTGCAGGTTGATACTAGAGCGCCATTTAACTTGTCTGAAATTATAACTGGACAAACATCAGGCGCAACCGCAATCGTAAGCGTTGTTCGAGATAACGTTGTACGTAAAACAGGAAAAATATTAGACTATCGTAACATCGAAACGTCTATTGACAATTATATTGGATACTTGAAAGATGAGTTATTTCCTAGTATTCCAATCACATTCAATGGTGATAAAAGAACGATTGCTTTAAAGTTCAAAGAATTCTTTCAATCGAAGAGTAACGAAGACTCTTACCGATTTCTCTTTAAACTATTGTATAACGATAGCATCGAGTTTTATTATCCAGGCGAAGACATTCTACGTGTGTCTGATGGTAATTTCGAAAAGACACAAATCATTCGAACACAAGCAAAAGCGACTGGTATAAATGCTTTAGGCAATTCATTTGACAGAGATATATTTTTATTTCTAAACAAAACTATTCGTGGAAAAACTTCAGGCTTTCTTGCTAACGTAGTTGACATTAAAAAATTCTTTATTGGATCAATCGAAGTTGCTGAGATGACTTTGAAACTTGTCAGCGGTGCATTCATTGCGGGCGAAAGCGTTGAAGATATCACTGACACAAACTTAGTCACAACAGTATATGGTATCCTGTCTGGCATCACTATTGTCGATGGTGGATCGGGATATGCAGATGGCGATCTCATTACAATTACTGGCAATGGTTCGGAAGCGCAAGCTAGAGTTTCTTCAATTAAAGAATCGCCAATTAGTGCGTTGCGACAATCAACAACTCCGGAACTGGTGGTTCTGGACTCATCATACAAGTTACTGAATTAGCAAACACATACACAGTAACTTCTGGTGCGAACACATATAATCTTGGTGAAATCTCTAAAGTCTCTATTATCAATAGAGGCGAAAATTATTTCAAAAAGCCTGGAATCACATTACAAGATACAGCAGTCGCATCTTTAGGATTACTGTCTGACAAGTTAATTACTATTAGCAATGCTGGTTCTAATTATGGCGTTGGAAATACTCTTATCTTTACTGGCGGTGCTGGTGCAAATGCAGCCGGACAAATTGCTTCTGTTGTTGAGACAACAACATTTGACTTTTTGTTTGAAGACGGCTTTCAGATGAAGGCTGATGGTAGTTACGATGACATTATTAAGAATGAAGATTGGTTAGTAAAAGGTCCAATCAAACGCATCGAGTTAACTAATTTTGGTACTGGCTATACTTCTGCGAATTTACCAACAATTACAATCACCACAACAACTGGTTCTAGCGCAAATTTAATTGCAACAAATATTCAAGGCAATAGTGCAAACGTCACTGTTGACACATCTAACAATATCACAGGTATTGGTTCGATTCGTGCAGTTCAAATTACAAATTTTGGTATCAACTACAGCACAGCAAATGCAATCGCAAATACAGTCGGTGATGGCAATGCAAATCTGACAGCAACTATTTCAGGACTTGGAATTAAAGATGGTGTTTGGGTGGGCGATGATGGTAAGATTGATTATAAAATTATTCAAGACTCATATTACTATCAAGACTACTCTTATGTTATCAAGAGTGGTTTAGCATTTGAAACATATTCGGATACACTGAAATCTATTATTCACCCTGCTGGTTTAATATATTTTGGTGAAATTCAGATTCTCAATGATATGAATGCCGCAGACGCATCAATTGAAAACAGGACATTCGTTGTACAGGTTCCGCTAGAATCGGATGCGGGTATACTTCCAATACCGATGGCTACGATAAAACGACTTACATCGGGTGCGAATGAAATCAAGGCATATGGTGTCACATATGAAGATATCCCTCTATTCTCTACTGGCGTATTGGGTGATGATTGGATCAATACCCCGATTTCAACATTAGAGAACGTTGCCTTTAGTGATCCATACTATGAAACTCCAGGGTATCAGTCTGTATATTCGATAATAGATAAATTTCCTCATGTCGATAATCTCGGAATATCTCTTTTAAATCAAGAATACTCTGTCAAAATTTCTTCATTAGGATTCATGTCATATACGACAGAATCTGTAATTACAACATCTTCAACATCGATAGATACTGTATACTTAGAAAATGTTATCGATAATTCATCATCGGTAGCTAATACATCTTATGTGTCATACGTTCCAATATCTGGTACAGTTTCTTCCGCAGTGCAAGATTATTCTACATATACTCTTGCCGCATTTGAAAACGTTGCTATTAACGCAATTGATAGCGTTGTGATTAGTGCGACTGCACCGGTTGTGGTTGGTGTGGGAACTAATTTTGTGGCAGATTTCAATGGCGGTGACATATTTGTTGCCAACAATGAATATTTCATAATTCAAGCAGTGTTTGGTACAACAAACATGGTTATAGATAGAAGTCCAGCAACACCATTTACTAATGTGGTTGCATATAAAATAAATCCATAAAATTTCAAAAAACTTTGTATAAATAAGTAAATGAAAAACAACTTTAAGTATCGCATTCAAAGGGAGAACACCTAATGGCATCAATTGTAACTACAAAATTCAGAGTACACAATGCAGAGCAATTCGCAGAAGCATTTTCTGAAACGTCAAATACTATCATGTATTTGTTTATTGGAAAAAGTACCGCATTTCCAAACGATAACGCACCTCCAACACCAGTAAATTCAACTGCAAACGTTGAATATACTCCGTGGCGTGATATGTACGCCGCAAAGCGTATTACCACAGCAGACGTTAGCCACGCTATTCCAAGATATGATTGGACTGCTGGTACAGTCTATGACAAGTATGATGACCAAGACACAAACTTACTTGAGTCTGACGATTTTTATGTTATCACAGAAGACTATAATGTATATAAAGTTTTAGGTAATGCTGGCGGAACAGCGTCAACGACAAAGCCATCAGGCGTAAGCACATCCCCATTCACTACAGCAGACGGATACATTTGGAAATACATGTACACAGTCACTACTGCTAAAGCATTGAAGTTTTTGACGAACGATTACATTCCAGTGCAAACACTTGCTTCGGATGATGGTTCAGATCAATGGGACGTACAAGTTGCGGCCGTTGATGGTGGTATTCACGTTGTCAACGTAACATCTGGTGGTACTGGATACGGTTCAGCGCCAGCAGTTACTATTACTGGTGATGGTACAGGCGCTACAGCAAACTCAACAATTACTGCTGGTGTTGTTACCGCAGTTACAATTACAAATCCTGGTACAGGATACACAAGAGCGCAAGTTACATTTGCTTCTGGTGCCGCTGCCGCTACTGCTGTAATCTCACCAAAAGGTGGCCACGGATCGAATGCACTTGAAGAACTCGGTGGTAAGTACATTATGCTTAACGTTCGTTTAGATGGCACAGAATCTAACACATTCTCTACAGCTAATGAGTTCCGTCAAGTTGGTATTATTCGTGATCCATATTTGTATGGTACAACTACAAGAGCAGTTGCATCTTCTTTCAGACAGTCATTCCAATATCAATTGTCTGGCATCTCTGGAACATTTACATTAGATGAAACTATCACTAGCGGATCTAACACAGCAAGCGTTGTTGAATTCACAACACCAAACTTGTTTACTACACTACCATTGAATCGTCCGTTTGCTAACACAGCAAGCGTTTCTGGTGGTACATCATCTGCTTCGGGTACAATTGCGGCTATCACAACTCCAGGCTTACAGCCATACACAGGCGACATTATCTATGTCGAAAATCGTGTGCCAATCTCCAGAGCGGCTGACCAAATTGAAGACGTTAAACTAATCATTCAATTCTAATTTAAAAAAACGTAGGCTTGAAAAATAAATGGCAAATACAAATCCTGGTGGACTAGACTTAAATACCAGTCCATATTTTGATGATTATAATGAAGATAAAAAGTTTGTAAGAGTTCTCTATCGTCCTGGACGTGCTGTTCAGGCTAGAGAACTTACACAAGCACAGACTCTTCAACAGGTGCAGACTAGACGCTTTGCTGAATATTTTTTCAAGCAAGGCGCTCTTGTCGATGGTTGCGAACAAAACCTAGACTTAAATTTAAGTTTCGTCAAACTTCAACCTACATATAATAGTAACACAGTTGCAGTTGCGAATTTTGTTGGTAGCATAATCTATGGCGCAAACAGCGGCATTAAAGCATACTGTGGACTTGTTGAAGACATTGATGGCACTGATCCAAAAACACTATTCATCAACTATGCAACAAACGGAACACAAGTTCTTACAGTAAACGTTGCACCAACTACACTCACATCAGGAAATACAATTACCTTCTCAACAGGTAATACTGCTACGATTGAAGCATTTTATACCGATCCAATTTCTGGTGCAATTAAAATCTTTGTTTCAAACACATCTGGAACATTAACTGCAACAACAGCAAACACAGTATTAAGCACTGGTGTTACTCAAGTAATTAACGTAACAAGTATTTCAAATCAAAGTGCAAATACTAAATTTGCAAATTCGGAAACAATTTTCACTGCGAACACAACAGGCAGAGCATACGCATTGGCTGCGGCAACAAATGCAGTTAGAAACGTAGTGAATGAAGGTCTAGCTACAGAACAGGTATATGACTACGGTTCTAAGATTACTGTATCAGAAGGTGTCGTTTATGTCGCAGACCATTTTGTTAAGCACTCTACACAAACAATTATTCTCGACAAGTACACGAATGAGCCTTCATATAGAGTTGGTTTAGTTCCAACAAAAACATTCATTGATTACATTGAAGATCAATCGCTTGTTGATAACGCACAGGGCACACCAAACTTTCAAGCACCTGGTGCTGATAGACTCAAGATCGATACGACACTCACTAAGATTGCGTTAGGCGCAACAACAGATGAAAATGAATTCATCACAATCACCGAAATTGAAGACGGTATTGCTAGAAAAAGAAAATCAATTACTGTTGACAATAAACTAGAAGATGTTTTAGCAAAACGAACAAATGAAGAATCTGGTAACTACACGTTGTCTGATCCTGTCGTTTACGTTCGTGAACACTTGACAACATCTGGAACTGACACTGGTGTGTATACTTCTGCCGAAGGCGGCAACTCAGATTTGCTTATGGTTGAAGTTGATCCATTCACATCATATGTGTCTGGATATAGAAATCAGATTATCATAAAAACACAAATTGAAGTAGAGAAGGGTCTAGACACTCAATACGTAGAGCAAACAAAGACTCAAATTAACTATGGACAATATATTGAAGTTAAAGAGTTAGTCGGTGCATGGGATATTCAGGAATCAACATTGGTTGATTTGTATGACACACCACAGCAAGTGATTACAAACTTAACACATTCGACAGCAACAGTAGCCGGTAGTGCGATTGGTACTGCTAGGGTTCGTTCTATTGAATACGTAAGTGGTACTAAAGGTACTGCCGATGCAAGATACTATTTGTATTTGTATGAAATTGCAATGGTTGCTGGTAAAACATTTTCTCAAGTTCGTGCGATATATGATTCTGCGACACCAAAACGTTTTGCTGATATTGTAACAACTACCGCTGGCGCTGTTTTACAAGAGACTTCTTTTGATTCGATGATTTTTCCGTTACCATATGATGCGGTTAAAACTCTTCGTGACACATTACAAAACGTTGAAACTTCGTTTAGATTCAAGAAAAAGTTTACTGTATCTTTCACATCTGGTGTTGCAACTATTGCAACGGATACTGTTACAGAAACATTCGTTGGTACAGATACATTAAACTCCACACAGAAAAACGACTTCTATATGGTTGTTGTTAACAATGGTGGCGCAAACGTAGAAACTTCTGCGTTGACTGGTACTGTTACTGTAGGTGCATCATCTACTGCTGTTACTGGCAGTGGCACACTATTCACATCACAATACAATGTCGGTGATTTAATTAAAATTGGATCAACTACTACGCACAGAATTGCATCTATTACAAGTGCTACTGCACTAACTTTAGCGGCGGCGCACGGTGCTGGCGCTACTGGTGTCGCACACACAAAAATTATACCAACAGGAACGGTGCTGTCTCTTTCTGACAATGGCGGAAAAGGAAGCACAAGAACTGTTAACGTTACTTCTCCAGGCACTGCATCAATTGACATTCAAGAAAATGCAACATTTACTGCTGACGTTATAGTATCAATGGATAGAGCGAATGCTAGAGAAAAAATCAAAACACTGAATTTTCAAACGCAAGCAAACATTAATCCAAACACACACATCAGCGGATTGTCTGGTCCGTTCGGATTAGGCGTAGGTGATATCTATCAACTACACGCAGTATATCAATCGTCTTCATTTGATACAGCCGCAACTACAGGCAACACCAATGTTATTTCTAGTTTCACACTAGACA